CGTAACGCAGATGTAGATTGTTCAGCGTCATTACCTTGCCAGCTCCACTCATAACTGTGTGCGCCTAAACCATTGTAAACCAGATTGTCAGTACCTTTAACTGAATTAGCATTATAGCCAGCATCATCTATTCTAGTTGTAGTCATGGTTGCTAATACAACACCATCTTTATCTTTAATGCTTTGAGTGAGGATCATTGAATCCATTGCACCACTTCGGCTACCGCAAGCAAAACTACTGGCAGAACTTTCACAATTTTGAAAACTGTGATTTGAGGTAAGCTGAACACCCCCATTGTTTTTAGCCTCGGTACTTACATAGCTTGTACCAGCGTCATCCGTACCAGATATATTAAGTAAAGATCCACTAGCAGATACTTTCATATCTCTACTACTCTCTAACTCTCCATTAAATGCTGCACCACAAGCGTTGCTTATTTGTGTTTGGCAAGTAATAGTAAAACCTTGGTGTGTAGAGTTGTTAGTTAAACTTGTTGCACTTGTACTTACTCCATCAAGATTAAAATTATCTTGGCTTGATGATGTAACACCAGCGTTAGGCAATATGTTTGTGCTGTAAGATGTATCGTTTTCGTCAGCTTTTAAACCAACTGAACTTGCTAACCAGGATAAAAATAACCAGAGTAGAGCAGCTAATACTAAACCAAATTTCATTTAGCTAGCCTATCCATGTGATAATAAATTCTGCCAATAACTTTATCGAGATCCATTAACTCTTGTTGAAGCATCATTACGATTACTTGTATTTCAACGAGTGTGATTACTACCCAAGTAGCTAACCCCATAAGTAATGTACCAAGCAATGCAATTAACATTGTGTTAGTTTTTCTACTCATTAACGAACCTTAATAGTTTTAATGTTTTCTATTTTGATTTTAGCTTTCTCTGCTTTAATTCTTTTTAATTCATGTTTAAGATACTGTTCGTAAGTAGGCATCTTGCCATCATATTTTTCGAATAATATTGTAGTAGCATTTTTCCCAATTTGACCCATCATCGGACACGGAGTATTGGCTGCGTATGCAGACATAGCTTTAAAAACTTCTGGGATTTGGCAAAGCAAACTTATAGCTGCTACTTTCATTCCCATACCATGTAATGCTTTTGATAAGTTAATTGTCTGGCACACGGGATCGATAAAATGGCGTCCAGCCGATAGACCGATGGAAAAGTTTTGTACCCCCGCAGATAAAGCTAATGCACAGTTGTTCATTGTACCTAATGATGGTGCAGATGAAGTGAATGGTGCTGATTTAATATTAGATGTAGAGGTGTTTGTACTTGTTGTAGTTGCTGTACTTCCACTTTCGTAGGTTGTTGCACCCCCAGTATATGCACCACTTATATTTGTATTTGATCCGCTAGAGTTTGTTTGTGTTACAGCAAATGCAGCTGTACTTAAAATTAAAGTCAGCCAAAGAATACCTAGAAATATATATGTAATTGTTTTGATCCATTTCATGTCTCTGCTTTCTTACCTTTATTAATACCTTTTTTAATGATGTAGTTTTGAGTGCCGTTAGCTCCCGTCTGAACTTCTTTTTTTAAGAACTTAAACAAATCCATTTCTTTTAATTTCTTTTCTGTGTGTTTAATAAATTGTTCTAATACTTTGTGATCTCTCATTTGCTTTTACATTTACAACGTGGAGCAAATATCCATTTAATAAATCTTTTTATCATCTGCCACCGCCTTTATATCTTGTATTTTTTTGCTGTAATTTTTCTGATTTTGATTTTGATTTTTTGTGGATGCCACGCTTGGGTGGTTTATCTCTAGGTGTAAATGATGAGAAGTTTTGTTTAGCCATTACTTCTTTTTTCGGTTCATTAACTTATCAGAAACTCTGGATCCGAAACTTGCTGTAAAGACGATAATTACGAGATACCATACGCTGTCTGGTAGATCATTTATGATTGATACCCACTCTCTAAAGTTTTCTCTAGTAGCTGGGAACCATCCCGTAGTAAGCATACCGATTAACCAAAGCATTAAGATCTCATCTTTGTAAGATTGATCCTGGCTTTTAATTCTAGTGATATCTACATCTTTAGCCGCTTCTATTTCAGCAGCTCTAATGACTTTTACTTTTTCTGCTTTGTGTTTAAAATGATCTGTTGCTTTATTTAAAACCATTTTAGTTAATGGATTTTTTAATAAACTTAATAAGCCTATCATGCGCAACTCCTCATTAACTCTGCTAGGCTTTCACACCTTGATGTTGTTTGACTATGCCAAGCACTATCAATCATTTCATCCGCAGCTTTATTGTAATCAGCTTCTTCAATACCTTCCCACATCTTTTTAAATTTCATTATTCTAGGTTTCCCAAGTTGGAAACACATTTCACAAATGATACCTTTAACTGTTTCGGGTACTGCTAGTTCTTCCAGTAATTCTTCAGCAGATGTAAGAGCAATTTGGAAATCATTGTCGAACACAGTTTCAAGCTGCTCTTTAGGATACGCCACACCTTCCACAAAATCATCGGTAGGTAGAACCAGATGGCCATAACCAACTGTAGCGAAACCCAAGCTATCGGAGTACACAGTATCCCTATACCCTTCGTGTTCCTTAATTCGTTGTTTAACTTCATCCATGTTTCATTTACCTTCTGGCTCAAAATTAATAATTTTGACACCTAATCTCTTTTGTTCGCCAGTTCTAGCTCTGGCAATTTTGTAACCGTTCTTGCGGTAGTTTCTTGTTTTGACATCATAAGCCGTGTACTCCCCCGTCTTTATGTTGAGAACTAATATGTCTACTGGCCCCCCGCCTATGGGGGTAAAGACTATTAAGTTTGGATCTTTTGCAAATTGAGCAGCAGCTAAGAGTTCGTTTGATAAACCTTTAGCATTAGTAATTCTATTTCGTGAAGTAGTAGAGGATTGAGCCAAGTAAACCACCTATAAATATTATTATTGCAGCAGCTCCTTTTCCTCTATTCATGTCAGCTTTTAATGATTTAATATCTTTTCCCATTTCATCGATTGCTTTAAACAAAGTTTTCATTCGTTCAGCGCAAACTTTTTCGTGATAAGATATTCTTATTCCATTATGATCTTGAACATTTGAGTTTAGGTTATTCTTTTTTGTCATTCATATAACCCTTAATTTTATTTTGGATTATCATCTTTAACCTTTTTTACAGCTTTAAACCATTCGCCAGTTTTATCACCTTTGTCAGCTAACATATCTTTATATAATAAATCTAGTTGTTCTTTTAATTCTGGGTACTGACTTGCTCTATTATTTAAAACTGTTTGTAATGCTTCTGCTGTATTACCAGCAGTTTCATATGATGCTATTTGTTCAACAGTTGGTTCAGCAATAGCTAAATTCCATTCATAAATATAAACTCCAGATCCAGCGTCTCTTAATTTTACATCTTTTTCAAACTCTACATTAGCAACACTATTTGCTGCTGCGTATAATTCTATTTTTTTTGATAATTGTGCCATATTTAAATATTCTAATTAAGATTTCTTAACTAAAAATCCTCCAAAGTAAGTTGTATAAAATGCGTCATTAGTGCTTACTGATCCACCACTTTCTTGTGATGCACACAAAGAAACATTGTTTCCACTTCCATTCATTACAGAAAATCCTTGAACCATTACTGTGTTATTAGCACTTCCTATTTGATATTTTAAAGAAACATAAGTTTCTGATCCACCAGTTCCACCTTTATTATTTACTAAACCAAGATTAAATGTTCCTGTATTTAATTTAATTGCACCAATAAAATAATATAATCCAGCAACATTAGGTGTAAAAGCATAAGCTGGACAAGTTAAACTATTTAAAGTTGCGGAACTTGTTGTTGCATTATAGCAACCGCCATTGTCAAATTGTTCACTTTGAGATTTAATTATAGTTAATGTTGCATTAGCAATAGCTGTAGCACCATCACCTCTAGCAAAAAAAGATGGAGTGTTACTTTCTGCACTTAAAGTTTCAAAAACTGGAGGCGCACCAGCACCAGCTGAAGTTAAAACTTGTCCATCATTACCAGTAGCAATCGCAACTGGATCTCCAGAAGCATCAAAACTAATAATGTTTCCGTCTGTTCCACCAGCCATTTTTGCTAACGTAATTTGGTTATCGCCAATGTGTATTGTATCAATACTTCCGTCAACATATTGATCGCTATCTACAGAGTTTGCAGCCATTTTTCCAACAACTATTGAAGCATTAACTAATTGTGATGCGTTAATTGTTTTATTTGTAAGTGTTTGTGTTCCAGCAAGTGATACGTCTCCAGTAGCTCCAGTTGGCCCCGTGCTTCCAGTAGCTCCAGTATCTCCTTTTAATCCAGTTCTTGTAAAATGTACTGATAATTCATCGGCTGCTGAAAAAGTATTATTGGATGCAAGATGAACAACTGTAATTTTATTATAACCAGATGCGTCTGTTACAGCAGCAGTTACCTTAAATCTAGCGTATGTTGAACTATCGTTAATATCTACAATGTGTAAAAAACCTTTAATCGTACTTGTACTTGAACCCCAAGTTTCAGTATCCGCTTGTGTTGCTCCACCATTAGCATCGGCATCGTCAATATATATTTCTGTAACATCTGCGTAAGTACCATTATCAAAACGTAATATTCCAGCTCCAGGATCTCCGTCTGTAGTTGAAGTTGCAAATTTATATAAATAACCAGGTATAGCTCCATCTTCTCCACTAGCTACAAAACTTACAAATACTTTATCATTGTTAGCTAATGAACCAGCACCATCAATATAAGTTAAAGGAATTTTTGTATAACCTGAGGCATCTGTAATAGCAGCGTTTACTTTAAAAACGTGCCAAGTATCTAATGTATTTGCTTTTGAAACTCTAATTCTTCCTCTGTTAGTAGTGTTACCACTAACATCGTCAAATGATTGTACCCAAGCTATAACATCTGTGCCATTAGCCTCTGCATCATCAATGTAAGCAATAGTAGCTGAAGAAATAGTTGTGTTATTAAATCTAATAAATCCAGATCCAGGATCAGCATCGGTTGTTGTTGTTGAATATGTAAACTGTGCGCTGTCTCCTCCAGCGGGTAAGAAATCAGCAACAGTTGTTAAGTTACCATCACTATCAAATCCTAATGTTTTCGATGCTCTAGCGGTAGCATTATCTGTAAATTCAGATGAGGCAATAATATTAGTTCTTGAAACTTTAAATGATCTATCTGCTTGTTCTTGTAATTCTTGTGTTTGCATTTGAAGTTTATCCAAAGCATCTTCATGTGTTTCTGCTGGAAAAGGATCATTAGCTACATAATCTGTTTCTTGAGTTAAAGCAGTATTACGTCTTAAAATTAAAGTTACCCCACTTACTGGCGCAGTAACCATA